TCAGCATATTGCTTGATTTTTTGGGAGTGAAAAAAGAAGCGGCGGGGCTTTATAAGGTAGACGAAGAAATTGAATTGATGGCTTCCGTTCCATTTCGCCTAACGGGTGATGTCGAGGTCGGGCAGGGTTTTTTGTGGACGCTTTCAACTTATGACCTTGACAGGTTTTCCGAAAGGATAGATCCGCAAGGCTGGGACTTCAAGCGGTTCATGGACAATCCTGTTGTCGAGTGGGCGCACCGATACGACATTCCGGCCATCGGGAAAATCGAGGGGCTTGCTGTTGATGACAAAGGGCTGCATGGCTTTGTGTTCTTCAACGACAAAAGCTATGACCCTTTCGGGTGGAGTATCGGGCAGAGGGTAAAGGCTGGTGTTATTCGGGCTGGTTCGGTCGGGTTCCGACCTGTGGAGATAGAAATACCGTCAAAAGAAGACAGCAAGGACGGAACGAGCTTAATTTTCCGTAAACAGGAATTGCTTGAATTCAGCATTTGCAATGTTCCGGCAAACCCTTTCGCATTGGCAAAATCGACAAGCAATGAAAAAAGCGATCCTGCAATCCCATTTTGGAATTGCTTAATAAACAATTTACAGGAGTGAAAAGATGGATGAGCTATTAAAGGCTATCAAACAGAAAATAGCCGAGATGAAGAAAATAGAGTTGACTGGCTTCACGAATACCGAAACGGCAACGGCGTATTTTCAGGAAAAGGAATTGATACTTGAGGGAATTGTAAAAACCCTTGAGACTGTCACGGTTCAGGAAACGAGCGAGGTCGAAGCCCTTAAAAGCACGGTCAAGTCTTTGCGGGAAGAAATCAAGGGGCAAGTGAAAAGCCCAAGAGAGCTTTCAAGGCGGGAGCTTCTTTACAGCCTGGGCAAAGGAATAGCGGCGGCATGGTCGGGCAATCACAAAGTTTTAGCGGATTTGTCATTTTCACCTAACTTAAAAAGCGATAACTGGACAAACCCTAAAGATGTTTCGTGGAGCGAAAAGGGCTGGACGGTTACTAAAGCCGCATTGGGCGATCCGATGGGGAATATGTCGCCATCTAACGAACAGTATTTGATAAACCCCATCTACGAAACGGAAATAATGACAGAGGCCGCTAAAAAATCCGTGATGATGGGCCTTGTCCGCCATCGCCCGATGATGGGGCCGTCTATCTTCCTTCCCACAAGAGACCGGGGCGGGGTTCAGCTTAACTGGCTTACAGCTTACGGCCAAAAAATCGAGGGGAGCAAGCCGAAGGGGGCGGAGCGTGTAGAGCTAAAAGCCTATACATTGGCGGGGTACATTCCGTGGTTCGATGAATTTGAAGAGGACGTTTTTGTCGATTTGGGGGCTATGTTCGTGGATGAATTTCTTGAAACCTACGGGCAGGAATTTGACAGGCAATGCCTGTTGGCCGACAACGATCCGTTCACAGGGGCTATGAAGTGTGCCGATGTTACTGAGGTAACAATCAAGGGAAACACCATAGAGGATTTGACTTGGAAGGATTTCCGAGATGCCGTCTACAAGGTTCCGGCAGAGGAAAGGAAAGACTGCGCGTGGTTCATCAATGAAACAATCCTAAACCATGTAGCCAATATCGAGGACACCACAGGCCGACCGATTTGGCGGCGGCCGACGGAGGCTATGCCGGGGCGGTTGGACTTGTACCCATATCACGAGGTTTCCATCCTTCCGCAGATTGCGGACATCGAGGAAGACCAGGCGTTTGCGATATTTATGAATCCGAAGCGGATACAGCACGGAAACAGGCGGGGCATCGAGCTTAAAAAGTTTGACGCCACTACTGAAAGCCTTGAATATGGGGAATTGTTTTTGCGTTTCCGCAAGCGTGATGGCTTTCTCGTTACAAGGCCGAAAGGGAATATGGTCATTCTCAAAACTAAAGCGTCTTAAAAGTCAAAAAAGGCCGTCCGGCGGATCTACCGGGCGGCTTTTTAACTGAAATATTTTTTATCTGGAAAGCAGTTTGACTTTAGGAAGTTTATTTGACGGCATTGGCGGGTTTCCGCTTGCCGCTGTAAAGCAAGGAATATTGCCAGTGTGGGCAAGCGAAATTGAGGCTGCCCCTATCAGCATTAATAAACGGCATTTTCCAGCCATGCGGCATTTGGGAGACATCAAGAAAATAAACGGCGGGGAAATCGAGCCGGTGGACATAATCACATTCGGTTCGCCTTGCCAAGATTTAAGCATATCAGGCCGCCGGGCGGGGCTGGATGGGGAGCGTTCAGGGCTGTTTTTACAGGCGGTGCGCGTCATAAAGGAAATGAGGATTGCAACAAAAAACACCTGTCCAGCAAGAATTATTTGGGAAAATGTGCCTGGAGCCTTTAGTGCAAATAAGGGAAGGGACTTTCAAACGGTCATTCAGGAAATTGCGGGAATTGCCGAGCAGGGAGTTTCAATTCCTAGACCTTCGGCAAAAATCGGCTGGCTGGCTGCTGGGGCGGTCATGGGAGATAGCTGGTCGCTGGCCTGGCGGGTCATGGATGCCCAATACTGGGGCTTGCCCCAGCGTCGCCGTCGCATCTTCCTTGTCGCAGATTTTACAGGCAGAGGTGCCGGGGAAATACTTTTTAAGCAGGAAGGCAAAACAAGGGATATTGAGAAGGGCAAAAATTCGGGGAAAGGAATTGCCGGAAACATTGAAAACAGCGTTAGAGTTGCAGGCTTCAATGGGTGGAAAAGTATAACTGGTTCATTGGAATATAAAGAAAATAGTGCGCCTTGCATACAAGCTACTATGCCGCCTAATGTTGTAACACAATACAATGTTGATAAAGGCATTGATCAATACACTGTTGACATTGGTTATTCTACCGACCGAATTCAAATGAACGCTCAATCATCTGTAACATTGAGGGCAAATAGCGGGGGTAATGGTGCAAATACAGGGCTGTATTTTTTACCTGTAACCAATTATCAAGATACAATAGGCTCTTTATGTGCAAGGGACAGTAAAGGCATTGGCAATCAGTACATCGATGAAGATAAATGTATCTGTACCAGCAAATATGAAGTACGCAGATTAACCCCACTAGAGTGTGAGCGACTGCAGGGCTTTCCCGATGGATGGACAGAATACGGACATGACGGAAAGTTAATCTCTGACAACCAGAGATACAAGGCGATTGGAAACAGCGTAGCTATACCATGTGTTGAATTTGTGCTTTCTGGATGTAAGCAATAAAAAAAGCCATCCAGCGGATCCGCCGAATGGCTTTTTTATTATTTTTCATTATCCAACATCTCGAAGCGAAATCTACCGTTTTTCGAAATTATCCTTAAATCGGTTAATTGCTCTCCGGCTTTCGGTGAATTCTCACCAAAAAATACTCCATAGGTATTATCTTCCAAAAGGCGGTATTCTTTTGGTGCGCCACAAAACCATTTTTCATGTAAGGTTTTTTTTAATCTTTCCAAGTTGGTATCCGAACCAATCAATATATATTTTTTTATAGTCTTTTTCATGGGTTACACTCCTATAAAGTTATTGCCCCTGCATAGGCAGGGGCGAAAATATTACAGTAACGATTGCGGTTTTTTGAAATAATCTGGATATGACTTATAAAGGGCAGCTTCTATGCTTTGCTCTTGAAAGTAATAGTCAATATTTATGTATCTGGATATTGCAATGTCCTGGGCGCTGAAATAGCACCATTCTGAATTAGGCAAATCACCGCAGAGGATACTATAGCCGAACATTCTATCATCTTGCGGGTTGTACTCGCAGATATAAAAATCCGAACTGCCGCAGAAATAATGGAATATAGCGGGGTGTTCATCCATTTTTTCTGTCTCGCCGATTTTTGGGCATTTTTTTAACTGGCTTTCAAGCCTCTTTAATGCTTCGATGTGTTCATTAAGTGCATCCATTGTTGTCAATAGCTGAAACTTTGGAATAATGGCTTTCAATTCGGCAGGGATTGTATAGTTTGTTTTCATAATAGTTACTCCTTAAATAAAAATATCCCGGCTTAAGCCGGGACTGGCTTGCTATGCTGCTAACTCTGCCCTGTAGCCGGGGTTTTCTTCCAAATACATATACCAAGCCCTTGAAACTTCCTCTAAGGCGTACCAAGCGAAAACATTGTAAAGGCTGGTTAAGTCGGGGTAGGTTTTGCTTTTGTCCCATAACGCTTTCCCTATTTCTGTAGGCGTAGGCTTTTCCGAATTGCGGAAAACGCCAAAATTTTGAACCATAGAAAAAATGTCTGTCCCAAATTCTTCGGCGGTGCGCTCGATGTGGCTTACAATGGCAGCGCGGTTTTTTCTGTAAAATGGTATTGTATCGCTATAGTAAATAAAATTGCCTATGCCGATGTCAGCCCCATTTTCGGCACAGTTTACCAAGTCTGCGGAAAGCTCTTTTAGCGTTTCCCCTGACCCTGTTAGCGGATAGCCTAAAGCTTTGATGACATTGTTGACTGTATTTTCCGGAAAAGAAGAATAGCGGGCAACATAAGCCCGCAGTTTTTTGATTGTTGTAATTTTCATCCTTAAACCTCCTAACTTCAAACGAGCCAAATATTACAGACCCATAGAGGCCAGGATAGAAGCCCGCTGTTCCGGCGTAGGTGGATTGTAAAAACTGCAATCAAGGCAGCGCGTGTTGTCCTTGCAAGACAGACAGATTTTTTTAGGCTCCACAAAAGACGCAACGAGCTTGACCATTAAATCGACTGTTGATGTCATGGGTTTACCTACTGACCATGCCAGGCGGCGGACAGAGACGGCCGCCAGGGCGGAGAACTGCGGAGTATAATACCGCTTTTGGTTTTGTGCTTGCATTTGTAAACCTCCGGTATGCCCGATATGTAACCGGGCGTATTAAGGACAGAGCTACGCTGCCCTTGACCCCCCTGCGCCCCCCACTGTTTTTCCCCGGAAAGAGGGGGTGGGCGTTTGGGGGCCTCACTTGCTGGGCTCCCGCCCGCCCCCGACCGGGGAAAAACCACATACCTATCGGCTGTGCCATAATTGGTCTAATAGGCGCTATGTTGCGCTGTAGCGATAAGAAGCGGAAACGAACGAATGGGAAAGATTGCCCTGTCCCGAAGGGTTGGCATGGTTTTGCGCGGC